GAGTCTGGCTTCACATCTGATGCCTTTCTTGGAGCAACTTTCACTCTTTTGGCTACAGCAGCAGATCTTTCTGCGGGTTCATTGGGCATTTCCATGTTATTCTTTTTATACCATGCCTTCTGAACAGTCTTTGACATCTTATGCAATAATGCTGGAACTTTTACATTTGCCATTTATAATTCCTCGATCTTTACTGTAAGATCATTTTTCCCACGTTTTATTCTATGATAAGTTTTTGCGGGAATAAAAAACTTATCGCCTTTAATTAATGTTATTGGAAGTTTATTTTCGTATTGAACTTCCCAACCAGAACCTTCTATAACCTCAACATATCTACCTTTTTCGTCGCGATGCCAGACCAATTCTTCAGTCAAAACATCGTGTTTAAATGTACGCACAAAACTCGATATATTTAGTTTCTCGTCAATGTATGCTGTTACCACCATATTTTGCCTGATTTACTAAAGAATCTTGGCCATCTGCACGCCCAGTAAGATCTGCTAGTCTTATCTTTATTGGTTAAGCATCGATGACGAGCAACAAATGATCGCGTTGCAGCTGGATCCATATATTTCTTTGCCATTCCAGACTTGCTGAAACTGATTTTACGGACTCCATCACCTACTCGAACATAAACAGCACCACCGCCATCTTCACGCCATGGCTTGCCGATACCTTTCCCATCAGTTTTATCTTCTTCGTTTACAGGAACGCAGTTAGGAACCATTCGGTTGCCCTTCTTCTTTAATCCTTTTTGTGTATAACCAGACCAACATTCTTCTAGACCTTCTTCGATTGGATAATCTAGGACAACTTGTTGCCCTTCAAACTCAGCAATTTCACCAATGTTTGATTCGAGCATGTCCTTTTCCCACTCGTCTTTTGGAGCATACTTACCTTCAGAATAAAGGCGTCTGGCTTCAGAGATCATTTCGAAGAACATCTCTGACCCTGGACGAAAAACATTCTCAGTAAATGAGATTTTGTTTTCAACATGATACTGAATTGCTTCTTCTAGTGTTGGTAAATTTTGTTCTGTTTCTTCATATGCATTAAATCGTGACGATACAGGAAGACCATGTAGTGTAGAATTATAGTTATTTGGTGGTATAGGTAAACCCTTTTTTCTTTTAGTTGTTAAAGTTGGTGTTAGATCAACTTGTTTTTTGGTTTCGGTTGCTTCAGCTCTGATTGCGAAAAAAGTTTTTCTATCTTTTTCTCCATCTTCGAGAACTTGATTGCATTCTCCGCAACATTCTGGTGTTCCGCAATTTTTGTGCTCTTCTTCAGATGTATATTGTGAAACAACTGATTGTTTTGGTTTTGTAACAACAACCACAGGTTTTTTATTTGGGCTTTTAACTGGGAAAGCATCTACTGGTTCTCCTTGTCCTGGTGTCATAGCAATAGCATGTTTTCGATATTCATCTGCACCAGCTAATTGCATTTCAAATAATTCATCGATGTCACTGTCTTCTCTTAGATCTTTATCAGCAGTGTAATATGTTTTACCCTTATTCATATAAGAATTTACACGCGCATGACCCCATTGTTGTGGTGTTGTTCCTGGACGGTGCCCAGAGTTCCATGCAGCAACACCGCGTTTAAAGATTGTTCTAAGTTTACCGATAGAGATACCCGACTTTGCTGCTTTTGCAGATAACGATTTATCAGCGGCACCCTCATCCATACGACCTGTTTCTTTACGCTTGCTCATCACTTGAGTGATGTTACCGCTTCTCGGAACGCGACGAAGTTTTAATGGTAGATCTTCAGTTACTTTTATTTTCTCATCCATCATCTTACGGACAGCAAGAGTGTGCTTGCTTGGTTTTGTTTTCGCAGTTGCATCTCCTGGTGCTGGCTCATATGCTCTTGGATCGCTGTCAGAAAGTTTATTCTTTTCTTTAAAATGACGCGCTCTTTCTTGAGCAGTTGATTTACTTAATCCAGCAACATACTTTTGTGGCAATCCTGTATCTTTATCTTTCTTGACTGTTGGAAAGTATTTTTCTTTAATTACTGTAAAAGATTTTGGTTCTGGTTGAACATATATTGGCAGTCCATGATTTACAAGACGCTCTAATAATTTTTCAATTTGCGCACCAAACATAATCTGTTCCATTTGATTAGATTCGTTTAGATTAATTGAGTTGTTAAAGACAAACGCCGCAACATCTTTTGCAAGCTGTTCTGCTTTTAGCAACTTATCAATTCTTTTATTTTCTGCCAATGGATGCTCGCGTTGCTCATTGCGCAAACGAGAAACTTTATTTGTTACAGACACATGAACAAAATCAAAAGTATAACCTTCCAGCATAGTTTGAATTAATTTAATCTTATCAGTGTCAGCTATACTATTAATGACGATATTTTGTTTTGATTCATGCAACTCATTTGCTGCACCATTTAATATCTGATCAGCTTGAACTTCAGTTAAATCAAAACGAGAAAAGATGTTCTTTAGAACATAATCCTTCCCACTTCCTGGACCGCCAAGTAGAAAAATACCGACTGGTGAAACTGATTCCATTTGCATAGCTGCCTTTACCTTATCATGTATATGAGCGCCAAGTTTTTTGTCGCTATAGTGTGAAACAAATTCGTCTTTCTTTCCAGCAGCAACTAATCCGCGCAGTTTAGAAGCAGACATACCTTCTGCACCCTCTGCATCTGGATCTCGTTGACCCGCTGATATAACATTAACTTTTTTAATTCCTGGATATTCTTTCTTTCTATATTTATTTAACAATGTGTGATATGCATCGACACGATCAGATCCAGCAACAACGGTTACTTCCTTATGACCTTTCTTTTCTAGATGCTTCATTGCATCCATAATCGTCTTTACTTTATCATGAGAAGCAACATTTGATCCAGGAAAAAGTTTACGCATTGCTCCAACTTTCTCGTCATGAGTCATTGGATTTTTCTTTTTGTCTTGCGTATGCGTTGGGAAAATGTAATGTTGACCACCGACTTTTTCAGCGCGGTCTTGAACAGCCTTGACTAACTTGCCATGACCTTCCTCTGTTGGAGGATTAAATCTGCCCCATGCAATGACTGCGTGACTCATTGTTTTGCCTTTAGTAATGCGCCTCTGGCGCGATTTGCTTTACTAAATTCTTCTCTATCTACAACTTTCAATCCATTGGCAACAAAACCTTCTGGACCAGACTCTTTCTCGCCAATATGATGAGTATACCCACCGTTTGCAGTACTATTTAAACCTCTCGCAAGAATGTTAGTCGCTTTTTGAACATGTCCATGAATGTCAAATGATCGTTGAAACTGCGTTGAATTCTTATCAACATGAGCAAGCGAAGCATCTCTGGCTGCTGATTTGGCATTTTTAGCCTTCTCAGTCTTAACCTTATCAATTTCTTTCTGTAAACGATTGCTTAGATGTGCTTTATATCCCTGTATGTTTGGGTTTTCACCAGAATCAACAGTTGAATTTACATAACGGCGCAAAGTTTCACTATGACCAGTTAAATGGTCGTATGAATGACCCTTTAAGAGCTTGGAAGCAGCTGTAACATGAGTCAAAACGGCTTTTTTATCACCTGCAGACAACTTTTGTTCAGATTTAGAAACCGTGTGTTTTACTAAATGCACATCTGGATGTGATCCGAATGACGATTGGTCTGTAATTGGCTTTGCTTTACGCTTTGGACCAACTAATTTACTGTGAATGGTAACGCTGACCTGAGAATTTGCAAGTTTTTTACCTTCTTCAGAGTTTTTTGGTACTGAATAGGTTAAGGTATTCGGTGTATGGCGAATTTTTCCACCCTTTTCTTCACGAGATTCAGGTGTAGACATAAATCCACCTTGATATTCACCCTTCCCTTTCGGTAAAACTTTAGAAGCATGGGCTAAAACTGCTTTGAGAGGCTTTACAAGGTATGGTTTATGACCATGTTGCTTGTCTACATCGGCTTCAGAGTAATTATAAGTTGAACCTGTGCCCTTATACTTAACACCAACGCGTCCATCACTTTCGCGTTTGGTTTGAAATGACATTTTATCGTCAATTTTACGAGTTACAGGAGTTTTTCCTTGCGCAACACCTTTAATTGTATTTACAGCGTGTTGGGCGGCTTCATGACCATCAAATGTTCGATCTGATGGATGCTCGATGTGGAGAATTCCAGGAGCATCGGCTTTGGCTTCAACTAAAATAGATTCTACGAATAGAGTAAATCGTAACATAATTCTTCCACACTGTGGGATTGTACAATCTTATTTAGTTATTTTTATTCGTTAAAACATTATGTATAATTTGATCAATTGTTTCATAAATTTGATATTTTTGTTTGTACCCAAGTGCTCTTAATTTAGCATTGTCCATAAAGAAAGAGCGAGAAGATTGGACTTTCTTGTGAAACTCTTTCTGTTCAATGGTGCGAATTTCTGAGCCAGATTCCATCGCATCTCGAGCGTAGCGAATAACATCTCGAAAGACTATCGGCACACCATTTCCAATATTATAGATGCTATTTTGTTCGCCAGTTCGTACACAGATATCGATGGCTCGAGCGCAATCTCTAACATCAATATAATCACGATAAAAATAACCAGAGTCATAGAGATCAACATGGCGGTTGGCTTCGAGCTCCTTTATAAGATATTGAAGAGCATTTTTCTTCGCAGAAACTTTCTTATCTTCTTTACCAAGAACATTTGCTAATCTTAATATACGATAGTTTAGATCAAATGTTTCACAGTAAGACATAAGCAACTGTTCAGCACATCGCTTTGTGATTGAATAAAATCCTTTTGGATCGCAAGAATCAGTCTCAGGAATGCCACGAGAGCCTTCCCCGAAACCAGAATCTTTACCGTACACGAACCAAGAACTGATAAAATTAAAGGTGCCTTTCTCACCAGTTTCTTTTACATAATTTCTATATTCATCGAGAACTTTTACGAGGACAATGAGATTAGTGTTAATATCCAAAAGAGAGTCGATGTGTATATTATAGTTATCAACGGTACTAATAAAGTAAACGCAATTTGCACTTTGTACTTGGTAATTATCTCTATCATTTTTAATACAATCTTGTTTTGATATTTTACAATATTCACTTCCGACAAAACCATGTCCTCCGAAAACGTTTACGATTGCCATTTTGCAAACACGCTTTCGTAATAGGCAAATACATCTTCGCCATAGTGTGGTGGGCAACCAACAAAGAATACATTACTCAATGCTTTGTTTGCATTTGGATACTTCGAAGCATCATCAAGATGCTTATAACCAGGATGCAAAAGAATATTTCCAGCAAAGTAGTTGCGAGTCTGAATTCGATTTGCTTCACAGAAGGCTTGGAGTTTTTCTTTCAACTCAGGCGTGTCTGTAATTAATGGAATTCCAAACCAAGAAGGATCTGCATTATCTAAAGCAGAAGCAACACGAACTCCAGAAATGTATCGATGGAAGATATCCTTGATGCGTTTAAAATTCGCTCTTCGTTTTACATCAATGTCATCAATCTTCTTTAGTTGTTCAATACCAATTGCACCCTGAAGATCTAATGGCTTTAGATTGTATCCCATGTTTGTAAACAGATACTTGTGATCAATTATTCCATTATAACCCTCAAGCCACTTATCAAATCGATTGCCACATGTTCCACAAGCCAATAGATTTGCAGAACCAACGCAACGACAATCACGACCCCACCAACTAATGCTACGAGCAATGTTGATGAGTTGCTCGTCATTTGAACAAACCATGCCACCTTCGCCAGTTGACATATGGTGCGCAGGGTAGAACGATGTTGTCCACGAATAATAATAATCTGTCAATAACTTACCATCCCATTTCGTTCCAAGTGAGTCACAGTTATCACCAATCAAAAGAATATTGTGCTTTTCACACATTGTCTTGAGAATATCCATATCAGGTGGATTGCCAAGAACAGGTGAAACAAAAATCGCAACTGTTTTATCGGTGATATGATTTTCAACATTGTTAAGATTAAAATTGAGTGTTTCCATCTCAATATCGACAAAGACTGGAACAAGTCCATTTTGAACCAATGGAGCAATCGTAGTCGGGAAGCCTACTGGTGATACGATAACTTGATCACCATCTTTCCAACCCAAGTGTTTCTTAAGAGCAGCAACCATCGTCAAATTAGCCGATGAACCAGAGTTGACCATGTGACAGTGTTTAACATTAAACTTGTGACCAAATGCCCATTGAAACTTGGCAACATTTTCACCAGACACAAGCCACTTGCCTGTTAAAAATGCAGTAACACCAGCAATAATTTCTTTCTCATCCCAATAAGGACCAGAATAAAATACTGTATCTTTCTCAGGATCGAATTGCTTACAGTTATACGCATACTTCGGTGTGCCAACAGCAGCAACCAGTTCTTCAATCATTTGTTTTATATCACTCATAATGTTTCCTTAAATATTTCAATTCGTTTAGCCAAAGCGATTTTAACAGGTGACATTCTCTCATAAGCAGGAATAACACAATTAGAACGGCGAGCAGTAGTTACACCTATAAATTCTTCTTTCGTATACCAATCGCAATCTAATCCCATCATGTCAGCAATTTCATGATTCGTGATTGGATCCCAATTGACAAGATTAAAAGGACCATTTGCATCCTTTTCAATCAGATTAATTGCATGCTCTACAGCTTCGTCAATATCTGTAATTGAGTTTAGACCACCTTCCATTAGTTTACCTGATTTTGAATAATTATACAACTTTTGCAAAAGGTTTTTAGAATTGTTCGTATCATCAAATGGCAAGCGTACTCTAAAAAGCAAGCATCGATCTTTTAACAAGAGATCCGACACACCCTTACTGACTGAATATGCGCTGCCAAAGAAATTGGGATCCGCATAAACATCGTCAATTTCTCCTTCGTAGATACATCCGCTCGAGAAGTGCGCAAATCTTGCGTCAACTTTATCGCATTCTTCTAGAAGTCTCAATGGAAAAATTCCATTCGCTTCCATTGTTTCTCGTTTAATTTTTTCGCATGCATCTACATTTGGCGAACCTGTTACACCAGCACAGTTTATGACCCAGTCATAATAACTGTTTTGCTGAATCGCACGTTCAGCTTTATGGTGTGGACAAATTGTAACCACATGCCCTTTTATAACAAGTTGGTCGAATGCTTTTAGACCAACCCAACCTCTACCGACGATTAATATATTCATGTTGTTGTAGTATCCTACCCAGATATTTCCCATAATCAGATTTATGATATTTGTCTGCTGACGCACGAACTTGGTGTTCAGTAATCCATGCATTCTTAAACGCAATTTCTTCAGGACATGCGATCATCATACCAGTTCTACGCTGCACAGACCCAACGAATACGGATGCTTCTGAGAGTGATTCAAAAGTACCAGTATCAATCCACGCAATGCCACGATTGAGATACTCAACCTTAACATCGTGATTCTTTAAATACAGATTATTAATATCTGTAATTTCCAACTCACCTCTTTCTGACGGTAAGATCTGCCATGCATAGTCTACTACTTTATTATCATAAAAGTAAAGCCCAGTGACAGCATAGTTACTCGGAGCAAATTTTGGTTTCTCAACAATTCCTATGATATCACCGTCTGCATTGAGTTCAACGACACCAAACCTTTCTGGATCGTTCACATGATATGCAAATAGAGTACAACCGACATTATTCCAAGTTGCTGAATTGAATCGATTAATCAATTCGTTTCCGTAAAAAATATTATCACCAAGAATAAGTGTGACATCATCTTTTCCAATCCACTTTTCGCAGATACGGAAACACTCAGCAATACCCTTCGGCTTTGGCTGGATTGCATATGAAATGCTAATGCCCCATTGAGAGCCATCACCACAGAGTCGCTTGAATGCTTCTGCATCGTTTGGTGAATTAACAATCATGATATCGCGAATACCAGCCATCATCAATGTCGATAATGGATAATACACCAGCGGCTTGTCATAAACTGGCAATAATTGTTTCGAAGTCACTTCGGTGCATGGGTACAAACGAGTGCCCATTCCACCTGATAAAATTATACCCTTTCTCATAGATACCACTCCACGGTTTTTCTCAAACCATCAAATATATTTGTTTTTGCTTCCCATCCAAGTTGAGTCTTAATTTTACCTGAATTTATCGAATAACGCAAATCATGACCCTTTCGGTCTACTACAAAATTAATCCAGTTCTGATGTGTTTCTGGTGGCTTACCCATGATATTCAAAATCATAGAAACCATGGTTAGATTGTCACACTCAAATCCACCACCAATGTTGTACCGATCACCACGCTTAAAGTTTTTGCCAATAGTTAAAAGTGCATCGCAATGGTCTTCAACAAACAACCAGTCACGAATATTAGAACCATTACCGTAAACAGGAATGGGTGTGTTGTTTTTGATATGTTGAATGATATTTGGAATAAACTTTTCTTTATGCTGATGAGGACCATAATTATTCGAACAGTTAGTTACAACTGCTTCTAGGTTATGCGTGTTTACATAAGAGCGAACTAGGTGATCGCTGGCTGCTTTAGTAGCAGAGTATGGATTGCGTGGATCGTATGGCGTAGTTTCGCTGAACGAAGGATCATCTAGACCAAGACTTCCATAAACTTCATCAGTAGAAACATGGACTAACTTGCCGCCATACTTCTTGATGCACTTTAGAATGTTATGGGTGCCGTTAATATTGGTGCTAAGAAAGTCATCGTCACCACGGATAGAATTATCAACATGAGACTCAGCTGCAAAATGAAAGGTTATCTCAGGAGTGAAAGTTGCATACATCTCCTCGAGTTTGTCCATGTCGCAGATGTCGACATTTTTGATAGTCAGTCTCCAATCAGAGATAACATCCTTGAGGTTATTGATGTCTGCTGAATAAGAAAAATTATCCAGCACAATAATCTCGTCTGAAGAATATCGCTTCAGATGAGATATAACAAAGTTAGAACCAATAAACCCTAATCCACCAGTTACAAATGTTGTCATAAAACCTCACTTTACCAATTTAAACCCTATTTTATTGGCACCAGGGTCACCTGCATTACTATGATACTCGAACTCAAATTGGCTGTCTTTAGATTCAGCATATACTCTTATTATACCTTATTTTCCAATTTTTGTCAAGCGATTTCTAGATAACCTTGCTAGTCGTAGGGTTATTATGTTGTTTGAAATTCTTTTTTATCAGTAGTTGAGGACCCGACCATTTTAAACCCCCACTTATTATTTGCAGGTTTTCCAGCATTACTCCAGTAGGCAAATTCAAAATCTGCTTTGATAAATGATTTTAAATTATAGGATACTTGGTTCGGTTTTAAATATACATAAAGTTGTTCAACTCCGAGAGTGCGAGCAACTTTATTTAAATAATTTGTATATTGTTTGTTTTTATTAATTTCGTCCATTAAACTATAATTCATTGGCGATAATATAATGCCAGCTCTTGCAGCACCTTTGCTAACAAGTATTTTTTCTATTGCGTCTGGCATTACTTGTCTTTTGGTTGGCAGCTTTGAATAAAATTCTTTATCTAATTTTTTATATAAATCTGCGCCATCTTCTGGATGATATTTTGAGAACCATTTTTCAACATCTTCCCAAGTAAAGTCATCTTTCTTTATGAGTTTCTGCACCAATCCATACGCTGTAGAATTGTAATGTTTATTTAACTCTACTAAAGAAGTAAGCCCATCACTCAATACAGAAATTTTAATAAATTCCCAAACTGTTTTTTCATGTGGGGCTTTTGGAACTTTATCCTTAACAGCTTTCCATATAGATTTAAGGGCAGGGGCAGCACCAGCATCTGCTTTTGCAGATATACCTATCTTTAATCCTGAGGAAGAACAACCAACATAGTAATCTACAAGTGGTTCATTGATTGCTTCTGGAAATTCTATAAAATCTAAACCACAAAGAGTTTTATCTTTGTAATTATTAATAAACCACCAAGCACCAGCTACTTCTCCGAAGTCTTTTGCTATTGTTGCTACATCTTTTTTTGTAACTGTTTTACCTTTAGTCAATGGATTTTGTATTCCCGTTTTACCACTGGCTTCTAAAAATTCAACAATGTATTCCTTATTCTCTTTTGAACTATCGAAATTAGTTTTTAACGCTGCTTTTACTGTTGTTAGATAACTTCTTTTCTTTATTTTTTTACCATGTATTTTTAATGAATTTGGTGTTAAAGATTTA